AGGCGGACGCAGAGAAACTCATGCTCGCGAAAGTCAACGCCGCCATCGTTTTGCGCTGGCTAGACAATCGCCTCAAGCACACTCCGGACCGGGTCTTCACATCGGAGTATAAACCGCCGCTCGTACACTTTGGCAACATTGACGAGCGGCCCGTGATGACCAACTTCATGCTTCCTCTGGTCAACCCAGACGCTGCGGCCGCAGTGCTCAGTGATTCGAGTATCCACATGCTCAACGCTGTCCACGCCCGCGTACTCAGTGTGGAGAACAAGCTGCCGATCGACAATGGCTTGCTGCCGTACTTGCTCGAGTTCAACGAGTTTGTCGCGCAGGACATTCTGTCGATGAACGGCGGCTCGACTCTCACACCGTACACTCTTGAGCAGGCGCGCGCCAAGCGCGCCAAGCCGAATCAGCGCCGCCAACAGGCGGCCGCGGATAACGCTGCTCAGGAGTCAGGCGTCGACCGGATCATGCTCAAGCGAGAAGCGCAGCGCAACGTGGGTGACGCTCGTATCATCTCGATGCAAGGTGAAGACCCCATCGCGATGGACGAGTACTCGGTGTACATCTACGCGGTCGCTGAACATTTCGTGAAACTGAAGTTTTGCGGCTTCGGCAACACGCCCGACGAAGTCGCGGCCAAGCTGGCAGACGTGCTGGCAGAGGCCTCTTTCGCTGTCGACAGCGATATCAGTCGAATGGACGGCCGCATCGGCAAAGGAGATCGCTTCTCGGAGAGCGATCTGATGCGCCGCCTGTTCGACAAACACCTGTGGCCGAACCTGCTAAAGGCTATGGCACGCCAACGCAATCGGCTGATGCGCCACAAAGGTGTCAAGTACAACTCGAAAGAAGCTCGCCTCTCGGGCTCACTCGAGACCAGCATCAGCAACACCACTGCGACCGCGCGCATCATCTTCGTCACGTACCGTATGATGGGACTGAGCGCAAAGGACGCGTATCGCAGGCTCGGTGTGTACAGTGGCGACGACGGTATCTCGCGTGAGCTCGACATGGCCACGCTCGAGAAAGTTGCCAAACGCATGGGTCATTTGTTCACCACGGACAAGATCCAGCGAAACAAGTGCGTCACATTTCTCGGCCGAGTCTACGGCCCCGGAATTTGGAACGCGATCGACAAACACGATCTTGTGTCGGTGTGCGATGTGCCGCGCATGCTGTCGAATCTGCACACGAGCACGACCGTGCTCCCTGCAGCCGTTCTACTGAAGGACAAACTCTCGTGCTTGTGGTACACCGACCGCCACACGCCGATCCCGCTTTTGCAGGACTTGTTACGCAAGTTCAAGGCCCTGCCCGTCGACGAACTCGTCGACGACTGGCGGATGAAGATTGGACCTGAACCGGTCGACGTTGCAACGCAGGAGTGGATGCGCGAATACGTCGAGAGCTGCATGTCGTTCAACGCCGCTAACGCTCCCAGAGAGCTTAGCGAGGAGTGGCTTCTGAGCAATCATGCCACCTATCTCTATGAGATCCGGCCGCGTGAACACAAACGCATCTGGGTCGGGTACATGGTCGACGACACCCATGTGCCTGCCAAGCGGTTCGCT